TGCTGCTAAAAACAATCCTCATTTTGATAGCACACAACCTTCACCATCTGGTAGAAACAAGTATGAGCACGTAAGTTTTAAGAACTACTTTACAGAAGGCAATAATACTGCTAGAATGTTACATAAGTCTAAAACTTCTGTTACAGGTAATATATCTGCAGATAGAGGTGGCGACGAAAAAAAGAACCAAGCCTCTAGAAAGGGGCTAGAAAAAGACCTTAAAAAGAAAGGAATTGGTTACAAAAAAGGTGTTGGCAAATACAAGTATGACAGTGGTGAAACTGGCACAGAAGTATCCTATCAGACATCAAAACCTGATAAAATGTCAAAACGTCGTTTTGGAAAAACCATGCGTCGTCTAGGTAGAAAGCACGGACAAGAATCTGTAATCACTAAGGATAAAAAGAAACCCGCAAGATTGCATGATACCGAGAGCAAGAAACCTGGGAAGTCAATAAACGTAGGTAAATCTAAAGGTGGGTCTAACCCATCTGGTATGGGTCAAACTTCTGGCGATAAAGTCAGGAGTGGTAAACTACCTAATAAATCCAAAAAAGGAGCGTATCATTATGGCTGAAGAGCGTAGTAAAGTCTGTCGTTACTGTGGAATCACTGCACCGCAAGGGCATTGGAGACCATATACATGGATAGAAAAACACGAAGCAAACTGTCCTAAGAATCCAACATGTCAAGCAGTAGGATAAAGTCTTTCAATCAATTCATTGCTGAAGAAGCATGGACAAAGAAAGCAGGAAAAAATAAGGAAGGCGGACTCAATGAAAAGGGTCGCAAGTCTTATGAGCGTGCTAACCCAGGTAGCGATTTAAAAGCACCTAGTAAAAAGGTTGGTAACCCACGACGTGCTAGTTTTTGTGCTAGGATGAGTGGTATGAAAAAGAAGTTGACTTCTAAAAAAACTGCTAATGACCCTGATAGCAGGATAAATAAATCTTTGAGGGCTTGGAATTGTTAATTAAACGATTTCTAGAATGGGATAGAGACCTTGCTAAGAAGTGGCAAGATAAATTTAATCTATCCGACTACCAAATGCTTTGGTTAGCATTTACCAAAGGTCTTATTATTGGTATGATTATTATAGCATTATAGTTATGTGGCAATTTTTTCAATGGGCATGGAATTTATCATGGGGTGATGGTATCGCCTTAATGATATGTTTATTCGTATTCTGGTATGGAAAGAAATGGATAGACCAAAAGTTTGGGACTGACTCTTTCAGTAAGAGGCAAGCAAGACAACTTAAACAGATTGTCAAAGAAGCGATTGAAGAGACCAAATGAGTGACGTGCAATTTAAAAAACATCGCGTGTTTCGAGAGACCGACGATGTTATTTTTTATGATATCTCTGTAGATGAATCTAATGCTGCAGACCTAGTATGTCATACAGGTGCTGCTATATCACCACCTAATGATGCAGTGGGTGCAAAGCAATTTTATATTCATGGTTTTCAAGATGATTATAATAGAGTCCTTTCTGGTGAGAGGCAGTTTGAATTAGTGAATGAAGATTGGCATTATCCATATCATATAGTCCATTTGAATGTGCATAGTGGTGCACTCTTTATACCACGTGGGACTTACCATCGCTCAGTATCAGGAGAAGATGGGTCGATAGTTATAAATCAGGCAAAGAGATATGAAATGTTTGACGCAAAGACAGATTTTATACCTGTCTCTGCTGCTGAGAATCCAAAACTGTATAGGATTCTAATGCACGAAAAACCTGTAGTACACACACTAGGAGAATGACTCAAAGTTATCACATCTACTTTAAACAAGAAGTCCTCTTTAAAAATCTGACACTAGACGAGTTTACTTTAATATGGGATAAACTTTATACTTCGTATTGGAAAGACGACATAACATATTCTGTATGTTATGATGAAGTTTGTATTGAAGAAGCATCTTATTAGCGAGTCCACACATTAGTGAGACCGAAAGGTTTGGCTTCTTACTAAATATTAGCAGTATTAGACGGACACCTCATGGCACACTACCTTATTGGTTATCATGACAATTCCAACCATACAAAAGAAATCTGCGAGTATGCCGACGATGCATACAATGCAATTCGACAAGCACAACTGGATTTGCCTGAGTTAATTGGACATCCACATGCAAGCGAATATGTTGTTAGACTAGATTAATATAATTCATTGACAAATATTTACTCATCATCTATAATGGTGTTGACTTACCTTATTATCTAAATAACCCTTAATAGAGAAAAGTCCATGTTATCAACAATAGGAAGAGAAAAGTTTCCAGTAACAACTGTCTTAAAGGATAATAAACGTCCTAAAGAAAAAACAATTACTGTAACTGAATCACAAGTACAAGAAATGATAGACGATGCTATTCGTCAGCACAATAGAAATGCTGGCTTGATTAGTATGGTATTAGGTTTTGTTTTTCTAGCATTGTTTGCAGAAGGATTCTTTAGAATGATTGGATTTATTCCACCATTTTTGGGTATAGATATCAATATCGTTGGCGAAATTGCAGATAAGGTAAAGGAGCAAATCTTACCCCTAATACAATAGCATGTCTGGTTATGGTCTTGAGATAATTTTCTGGGTTACACTAGGATTATTTTTTATATACCAATACGAAGAGTCTAAAAAATGACCGTCGTCCATTCCGTAAATGTAATGGTGTTAATATTGGTGATAGCAGTCACTATTATTATCGCATATATAATGAAGTATGCATATTCGGAGATGGATTATGGGAGCGATGACACCCCCAAGCAGGAAGAGTTGTTACAACTTCCGAGTGACGGAGATAAAAAAAGTAGTTGATGGTGATACCATTGACGTCGTTATCGACTTAGGATTTGACATCTATAAGCACGAGCGTGTAAGAATTGCGGGTATCGATACACCTGAGAAAAGGACGAGAGACTTGGATGAAAAGGCACTCTGTATTGATGCAACAAACTGGATGAAGGGCACACTAGAAGATACAATCAATGGAGAGCATGAGCTTACTATACGAACTGAACTCAAAGGAGGGATGGGTAAGTATGGTCGTCTGCTTGGTTGGTTATATATTGGTGATGAAGATGTATCTCTCAACGAGCAAATGATTGCTGAGGGGTATGCGTGGGAGTATGATGGGGGCACGAAGAATAAGAATTTTGAAGAGCTACGTGAAATCCGTAGAGCACAAGGCACACTCAATGAAGGTTAATTTATGGTCAACTTACGTGACAACATTCTGAATAATCAAATCGTATACTACAATGGTTTGATTGCAAAGCATTCACAAAACGTAGAAATTTATCTCAACCAACCTGTAGGTATTGGTGAGCACTCTGATGTTATGGCAGCGATAGATGGCGAGATTGCTGCTATTGCTCAAGCACATGAGAAAATTGAAATTATTAATCATTATTTTTTAGGTAGATGATATTTTTATCAAACCCTTCGGTATATTCATTGCCAGGTACTTGGGAAAAACAACCACTAATACAACATGGTAATTGGGATCCTATTGTAACTTCTCCCCTAGTGTTATTAGTGTTTGCTATATTATTTTTAGCGGTAGGGTATGCATTATCCAAAAATACGTGATGATATTGCTAATCTAATCAGATATAGTATTACAGACTTTCCAGAGTTGGAGAAACAAACCACTCTACATGACTTAATAACACACGAGAAAGTTGTTATTAAGAATGAAATGTGGAAGTGTAGAGGTTTGCGTAGGATACATTTAGAAACAGCAGAGACAGATAAAATACAAATTGTCCACTGTGTATTTTGGCCAGACCCAACATACTACCTACCTATATTTGGTGCAGATATAATACAAACCCCTGCAGGGGTTACTGCTGCCATAGTAGATATATCATATGTGGAAGGAGTTGACTGGAGTGATAGCATAGCACCTATTAGTAAGTTATATCAATTTAAAGATAATCGTCAATTACCCGAATGGGGTGAGATATTCTCACCATACTGTAAGTTTGCAAGACTAAAAACAGAAGATGAGCAGACAAAATTCTATCAGGTAGTTCTCGAGTATCTAAACATATACAATAAAAACGTCATGAATGCAAAACACTCTGATGACTGGGTTGGCACTATGCTAAGATTAGATGACCAGTGTTGGTATTCTACATCACAGATGAAGAATAAGAAAACTAAAGCAGTGCTCAGTGCGTGGTTTAGTGAAGAGTGGGCAGATAAATATATAAGTAACGTCCTATTTGATAAACCCTAGATGGCACAAAACGAAATATATCTAGGTAATCCTAATCTTAAGCGTGCTAATATAGCACAAAATTTTACTGACGAGCAAGTCGAAGAATTTATTAAGTGTAGTAATGACCCTGTATACTTCATTGTCAACTTTATTAAGATTATCTCTCTAGACAAAGGTCTAGTTAACTTTGACTTATATGACTTTCAAGCAGATATGGTCAATAAGTTTCATGACAATAGATTTAATATAGCAAAACTACCAAGACAGTCAGGTAAGTCTACAGTTGTTACTGCCTATCTGTTATGGTATGTGTTGTTTAATGATAATGTCAACGTAGCAATCCTTGCTAACAAGGCAGCTACTGCTCGCGAAATGTTACAACGTCTACAACTATCATATGAAAACCTCCCAAACTGGATGCAACAAGGAGTCGTCAACTGGAACAGAGGATCACTGGAATTGGAGAATGGAAGTAAAATCATGGCTGCATCTACTTCTGCTTCTGCTGTTAGGGGTATGTCGTTTAATATTATATTTCTCGATGAATTCGCCTT